TCCGATCTCTTCAAACCTTAACAACAGGAACCTTACAAGAACCGCAACGATATACAGCACCATATGACATCTTCTGCAACATGATGTTGTTCTTGCGTGTGCTCACTTCGTAAGTCCTGCAATCGCATTTCCACTTGTGTCGTTGTTGGATACCAGTGACACCCTCGATGCTGTAATTATGAGTGCGTTCACCAGTACCACCAAGCATCTTGTGAATCCTCTTGAATTCTGTACCGTGTGCTTGAATCTTCTCCATCAGGAATCGTTTACGGTACAAGCAGTAAGATACAAGATGTGCAACCTCATGCTGAATAGTATTCAGGAAGTCTTCCCCTGCGTTATTAGCAATGGCAGTGTTAAACTGCAAGAAGTTACTGTTGTCTCTGAAGGTAAAACCTGCTTTACCTGCTGAAGTACCTCTTGTTGTGAACTTCACGGTTGGTTTTGGGAAAGACCTGTACTCTGGAAACAACTCACATGCTTTGTTGTACACTTCTTCGTATGCTTTCAGGATATCTTGCTTTTGCATTTTAGAACTCACTGTTGATCTGTCGATATACAGATAGTACTGATTTGAGGTGTGCGTGTCAAGTACCGATGAAGACTTTTGAGATTGATTTTGTAAATGCTACAAAAATCTTCATAGGTTTTCTTAATTACCACCAAGAATCATACATAACTTTGAAATCTGCTCCTGACTCTTTCAGACTCTTGATTTTCTCAAGAGCAAACCGAAGGTCTTCCTTGTGATAATCAGAAACCTCTTGAGCACCAAAGAAGAAACCTTCTCGTGGAGTCAAAAGGTTATGACGCAATCGCATTTCCAATTCCATCAAGTCCTCGTCTGTTAACTCCAGAGGAATACAGTTGAAGTCTTCTTCCGTACCACCTTTTTCACGGTACAGGTCTTCCATGAAACCTTGAAGTGCATTAAACTTTCGGAAACACGTCAACTCTTCTGATTCGTTTGTTTCATTGTTAACAATGAACAAGAACGCATCCAAACCCATGATAATCTCCTGTATTAAACGTCAAGAACTTCAAAAATAACACCAGTGGCAATATCCTTCTGCCACGGAAACAAACCTGTCAGAGCATCTTCCTCTGAGTCTGCGTATACAGTAACAAACACAGGACTGTTGTCGCTCAGTAGTAATTCAACAGCAAATGTTTTCTTTGCTTTTGAACCGTTGAATACTGGTGTGTTTTCAAGGAAGTGACTCATGTTTGTTTCCTTTACTTTACATTCAGAATAATCAGTTTTTCTTCAGAATCACCTTCTGATTCTTCAAGAAATTTTGAAGAGTAAACCAAAGTACTTTCTCGTTTTTTTGAGAGATAAAAGTCCCAAAGTTTACGGTGTAATTTTCCAACAGCAACATTCAAACCTTTTGCTGTTTTATATTTACCTACAATACTACCTTCACAGTTCATCAGGATGTACATTTTATTTCCCAAGTTGTTTGCCAATGAAGAGAGTATACTTATCGGTATACCCTCTGTCAAGTGTTTTCTGAAATTATTTCAGAATCGTCAACTCTGCAAGTTTCTGCCAGTTCTGACTTGATGCCATCAGAGTACTGACCTTCTTAACCGTCCTCAGAGACAACTCACGAACCTTGTCTTGGTTTGCACTCAACCAATCCAACAGAACCGCTTCCTGAGCCTCTGAGAGCGTCTTACGCAGCATCTTGCAGTCTTTTACAACCTGACGGATTCTTACCATTGTAGCAGTCTGAGTCTTCAGGTTAAGGTCAAGATACAGACTACGACTCATCAGCGCATTGAAGTGCGGTGACAGTTTAGACTGCTTCTCAATCATGCTCTGAAAATCATAATTCGTCAGGAAGATAATATTACCTTCAAACTCAAACTGACGTGGGAGATTTTCACCTTCCTCGTCTTTCATATTTGTCTCAGACCCCCAGTGAATCTTGCGGGTATCTGAAGAGTCACAAGCGGCCTTCAACAGATTCAACGAAGTGTCATCTGAGAATACACTGTCGCAATCATCAAAAACAATCACAGCGTTCGGATGGCAGTTCTCGTACAAAGCACGATAGATACCTGTTGGTCGAGTGTACCCCTTGATGTACGTCACGGTAACATCATCGCCAAGACCAGTAAGAACTTGTTCCACTGTAAAACTTTTGCCTAGCCCGGGGGCACCCGATACAATCAAAGAACGATTGATGCCCATTGCTGTACTCAATACGATATCTTCCAGAGCACTGAAGCGTGTCTTGATATCTTCAGTGATTTCCTCTTCAGTCTGCTCTACAACGGGTTGTGCAGGTTTCGTGGGTTGCTGTACAACTGCCTGAGGTACGACAGCAGCACCAGAGTACACAGATTGCATCGCTTTGATAGCAAGTACTTGTTCAGGGTTAAGACCTGCTGCGATACGATTTTTTGTCATTCTTACGCCGTTCTTTGGGATTCCACGAGGCATTTTGATTCTCCGTTAAGTTAACTGGCAGGCTGTCTTGCTGCCGATAAGAGTATAGTACTGATCCGAGTACCGACTGTCAAGTACTTTTTAATCTTTTTATAAAAAAAAAAGAGTACAAGGATTTCTCCAAGTACTCTTCTTCATAACTTCTTGTTTTAGAACGGGTTCTTCACAAAATTCCTACAAACTTCCTCTGCACACTGCTGAAGGAAATGCAGACTCCAACCAACCCTACCAGAACCTTCAAAGATTCTCTCAGCAACATAGTACTGACTGTTCAAGTCAAGTAACACCTGTGCCTTTACAACACCATCGTGTGTGAAGTACTGCTTGATTAGTTCATAGCAGCCTTCACGAGTGCTTTTTAGATTATTCATACATCCCACCATTTCGTTTTGCTTCACGTTTACTCTGTCGGTCATCTTTTGTATTCTTATTAAGAACTACAAAATACCCTTTGTTGTGAGCAAAGGATTCAGCATCCGATTGCTTGTTGAAAGACTTTACAACCTTACCGTCAAGGTTCTCTACAATATACCGTTGGTGTTTCACAGTTCTTCTCCGTTGAATTCTTTATTACACAAAATACTCAATGCTTCTTCGATCACATCATACAACATACCGTATGAACTAAAAGTCAATCCCGGAAGCACATTCAATTCTAACTTATCTCCGGGGTAAATGTCAAGTGCTTTGAATTTACTAAAAACCAAACCGTCAAGAGTCTCTTCAATTTCTATCAGGTTACTTGCAAAACCATCTACAAAGCCCTCAGAGCCTTCCTTACGGTTGGTTGTATGTCTGAGTACCAACCAAGTGTACCCAGAGCCTTGCAGGTTCTTAAAATGCTTCCTAAAGCCCTCTGAGTCAGCCAACATCTTAGCTGCAATCTTTACCTTGATTTTGATGTCGAATACATTTGTGTCTTTTGTGAATTCAGTCATAGTATCCCCCATCGTCAATGTCAAGGTCATTCAAAGAAATGTCATGTACAGCAGCATCAAGGTACTGTTCAAGGTTCAGCATTTTGTATTTATTGCTGAATCGCTCTGAAAAGTAAAACTTGTAGTTATTCATGCAGTCTTCATACGATACCTTGAAGTGACTACCCCAAGAACCAACCATACGAATCTCTTCGATTCTTTCAACCCAGATTTCTGTATCTGGTGGTTGGTAGTAGTCACCCTTGTCGTGGTGTACATTCAAAGTAACACGGATTTCACAATCAAGAACTTCTTCCGAATCAGATAAGTCTCGAACCTCTGCTTCAAAGGTATATTCTGTCTGGAATTTCATATTAAGCCACCATCAGGTTAAGGAAAAGATCGTTGGGGTTCATGTACAGGATTGCTTCGTACAGGTACAACTTAATGCTAAGAAAAGTCATGGTGTTCTCTTTTGTTGTTTCGATAAGAGTATAGTACTCAACTGGGTACTCACTGTCAAGTACTTTTTGAAAATTATTCACTCTCCAAAATAATTCTCAATCCAATCAGGAACCTGTCGTTGACCAACAGTACCCTTCCAGTTAAACAAATCACGTTTGTGTGTATTGTAGTACTTTCTGTAAGAACCTACAACATCACCTTGAATCTTACATTCATCAGGCATAGCGGGTGTAGGCAGACTGAAAGCACCATCAAGAATACCAGAAGGTACATTGTGTGTCAAGTAGTCAATCAAACCAATGTCTTTACACTTGTGTACCTTACCGTATCTGTAAGTATACTCTGCTGATAACTCTTGTGTTAACTCACACAACCACAGGTAGTTGTCTTTGGATTGTCTTGTCCAGATAGCAGACGGATGATTGATGTGTGTTGCAGAGTACAACATGGTGTCTCTACTGTCACGCAGAGCGTACTTTACAGGTTTACCTACAGGAGAACCGTCAAGGACTCTGTGTGCTGTACAAAGCAATTGACAGTGTTCAAGTATCATTTTTACTGTGTGCTTTGATATGTGCATTTCTGCTGCTTTACGAGTATCTGCATCAAGACAGAAGATGTTCACAAGGTTCTCCGTGGTTTTATTTGAATGAGTACATGATACTAATTTGACAATGTGCTGTCAAGTAAAAGTTGATGGCTGCGGTGTTGCCGCAAAGGGAATCCCGATCCTCGGTATCTCTAGATATACCTACATACCACCCCTTCTAGAACCATCACGGATGACGACTGGTATCTTAGTTACTTCATCAGGTAGCTAACCTGACTCTTTCACCCAAATCCTGTTTTGCATTACAGGAAAACTCAATCGTCATACGTGATAGTAAAGTAAAAGCACCTTACGGGTGCTATTCGGATGGTGGTTGGGTGTGATCCAACACTGACAGGTAGGCGTATATTCCTGTTGACCTGCTACTCTCCTTTTAAGTTACACCATCAAAATCTACCATATAAAAACATACTACATTCAGCGAACCCATCTGCTGACTTCGTTATTGATCGCTACTGGGTATCTAGAATCCCTTCGCAGAGGCATCAGTAGTATGTTTTTATATGGCTCCAACCCCTACATTGGAATCATATAGTCTTCTTACTATTGGACGACAATCCTCAGGTCTAAAATGTCCGTATACGAAGTCCACCATCACTCGTATATTTTTTCGCTGATTTGCTCTGCTAATCACTAGGGAATGTGACAACAAGAGTAGCGGGACTATTCTTAAATTCTGTACGGTCTTTCCCGTAAGTCATCAACCACTCACTTCTGTATACATTTCGGTGGGTATGTTGACTGTCACCGTTTACTCTTTACACTGCCTTAGAACGAATCTCGAAGACACTATTCAGTGGTACTGTACGGTACTCACGAATACTCATGTCGAAGACAACCAAGTTCTCAGGTTTGGTGGTAATCCGTGTACCAGTACCTTTGAGGTACTTTGTAACACCAAGTCGAGCAGTCATCTTACGTGTACTACCATCTGCTTTTGTAAAGGTAACACCAAAGATACGACCACGAGAACCTACGGTTTCCAGAACTTCACGGATTGCTTTTGCTTTATTCATAATTTCCTCCTAAGAAATTGTTTTGTGTTGTGTTTCAGTCTTATCAGTATACTCAGTTGAAGAGTACCTGTCAAGCATTGATTAAAAGTTTTTTCTCGTACTCGTCAAGAGTCTCGTAGAACTCTTCAGGAATCACACGGATATTTGAATTGTATCCGTCATGGTCAATCAAAGACCACTTTACATCTTCAGCAGTATATCCAGTGTAGAACACTGTGTCAACTTCTTGACCATTCAAGAAAACCAGATATGCTTTCATTTTACTCGTTTTCAACTCCGAAATGTTCTCTAATATCTCGACCAGCACCTTTAGAATTGTATTCTACCAATTCGGCGCATTCTTTGACAATCAACTCAGCAAAATTATCAAGTGCTTCTTGTTGTGTTGTGCCGAAAACCGAATACATACTTTCACCAATAAAACCCGCTTGAAATGCAAGTGATTTAATCCGTTCGTTCATTCTGAAACCTCTTTGATGTAATAGTTAGTATCTTTTCTATACAGTTCCATTGCTCTTAGGATTGCATCCGAATCCAACTCCCCTTGTCGTACATAAGTGACAAGTATCTGCTCACCAAACTCTTCAGGCCAATCTGAGTCGAAATATACTGCTCTGCGCTTTTCGTTCATTCTGAAACTCCCTTGTGTTTAAGTTTACGAGTCTTGGACTTCTTCTTCCGATTGACTTCAATCTTACTCAAATACAGACCAGATGTCAACAGGTCTTTTGCTACAAAATCTCTTTTCTTTAACTTTCGTACCTTTGTCATAGGTTCCTCCGTTGAACACATATATAGTACTCACAGAGGAACCCACTGTCAAGTAAAAAGTAAAACTTTTTACGTACTTAAAGTCTTTTTCTTATTTTATTAAGAAGTAAAACCAAAGTCTTCTGGTTTTGCATCCCTGAAGTGAAAGAATACACCTTCAGAGATATTCTGATTTTGTATACCTTCTTCGACTTGAAGAATCAATACTTTTTTACCAGTACTCTTCTCAACACCAACCCTAAACCCTTGTTGACCTGTTCTTTGAATCAGAATAGGTTTACCCTGTGCAGAACCCTGTGAATTTTCTTGGGTAAAATTTTCATTCTGGCTTTTTGTAGTCTCAGGGTTTTTGGATGGGAATTCTTCGGAATTATTTAGATTCTCAGAGTTCTCCATCTTTAACCTTTCACTGTATTGTTAGGAATCAATTGACGATATTGAATCCATTCCCTAAAGTTACCAGACCAAAGGCCCCCACCAACAGCACTATGGGTGTGACCTGCCTCGACCACACCAGCACACATTGGAACTTTGGCAACGTGTTCAAAAGGACTTGCGTGTACAGGTTCAGATTCAACCAATCGACTGTAAATATCTCTAGCCTTTTCAAGAGACAAATCTAGCTTACGGTAACTCACTTGTGCACAACAACTGCAAGAAATTTTAATTGCGTCATCCAATGAAATTTCAGTTTCATTATCCAACCAATAACTCTGAACACCGTTCTCGTATTTACAAGTAATGTAGGGTAAATGATACTGACCACCTGTAAGTCTAGCGGGTGTATTTTTCTCGTACTCTTCCTGCATCAATCTAGCCAATTCAGCAATTTCTGGTTGTGCGTCTTTGTGATTACGCAGATAAAAGAAATTCTTGTATTCTGTGGCAGTAATCAGAACTTTCATATTTTGAAATGGTTCTGTAATACGGTTACACACTTGTTTATGTACGCCCAACTTAGACAAATCTTCTGAAAATGTAGAAGCCCATCCTGCTGCCCTATACCAGATATCAATAGCGAAGTTTTTGTAAAAATCTGACAATTCTACATCAGCAACCATTCCTGCTTGATTTTTACCAATATGAATTGGTTTAGCAGGATCATTCCGCACTTGGTCAATCACTTTACTAACCGGAATCGCTCTTGAAGAACTTGCATTTCGGCTAAACATCCTGTGTGTCATAACTTCAGAATGAATAAAACGAGGATACTCAACTTCAAAAGTTGTAATTCTAGTACCAAGTTTTGTAATACTATCACAAATGATCTTCGCTTGAATTTTCGACATATATTCCTTTCCTATTCGTATTCAGAAATAACTGTAATCTTTCGTTCTTCAAGAATAACACCAATCATGTCATTAACGATTGTGTTAACATCAGAATCAAACTCTTCTTTACTTCTTGGTTGCGTCACAAAGACAGCACCGGATTTAGTCTGATATACACAATAATACAACTCTTTTACTTCTGGTTTGATTCGATAGTTTGCGTTCTGAAAATCAAAAGTAGGCATGGCAACGTCATACCAATGACTATCATCAAATGGACTGCATTGAATTTGTTTACCTTGAATAAACGCTTCAATTACCTTGATATACCCACGAAGATTTTCAATTTCAGCAGGTTTAAGTTCTCGTTTCATTTCCAATCCTCCCACCATTCTGTACGATACAACTCAGAAAATAAATGACGAAGCATTTTTGCAGGTGATGCAAACTTCTTCCGGTCAAAAGGAAGACGAGTACTCATACCTGAATTAAAATTATCAATCGCCATTTCAGCGCCGATCTTACGAGAAAAAATATCTTGCTTACTACAAACACTGGTGCTGAATGTAATAAAGGAATCCTTTTTATCCCAATGATAAACGATTGTTAAACCACCTCGTACTGTGCTTTGATTCCGATTGAAGATGTGTACTAGCCGAAGTTCTTCACCAGTATCGGAATAAATTTTACTGCTCTTTTTATTATCGTATTCTTCTTTGAAGAATCTGATTTCTCTAACAATATCATCACAACTCGGTGTGTTGTTTTCGTTATTCATTGTCTTCTCCTTTATTCAGTTCGTGTTCATCATCATAGATCTCTTTCAACATCTTTTCTACCAAATCGTCAACATCTTCAATCTTTTTACGATTGATAAAAGTAAAATCAGAATTGTAAGTCAACTCATATACAGCATCCATATACTTGTAAGCAATTTCATCGTTTTCTGTAGGGATACAGTCACGAAGATATGCAGCAGCAATCTGGTCATACTGATAAAAACAATCAAGTTCAACTACAAAGTCACCAAGACGTTCATCAAATTTGAATACTTCATTGTAAGACTTTTGTGCTGCTTTCATGTGGCTCATAAAAAATTTCAATCGTTCACCAATGCTTTTCACTGCGTTTCTCCTTTAGAAGTCAATACAATCTTTGCAAAGTACCCCAACTCTGAACTCTCGGTCAAATTCCTAAGAACAGAAACAGGCATAACGCGAAGTGTATCAAGTACACCAGACTCCCACAGGTCATATTCATGGTGTGCGCTATGGTAGCCCATCGTGCTGTCAATCTCTTTCCAAACACTCATTCAATCCTCCTTGTAAAACAAATGATTACCTATACGGTAAACCAAAGTCATCTTCTTAGACCACTTGGGTTTAACTGCTGTACTGTGATAGTACAGAATCTCCTTGTCCTTGTCAAGTACTTTGTGTTGATTCTCTAGTACGTCAAGAACAACTTTACTGTACTTCTTGAAATCTTTAGGTGTCAATGGTTGTTTTGCTTCTAACATATAAGCCTTACCAATGTCAAGTGTCCAAGAAAACTGATAAGGTTCTCTGATGACTTCGCAGTAAGTCCTACCGAATTTCTTCAGGTGGTTCTTTCTGTTAATAACAACTTGAACAACCATTTCCTGACCTCTCAGAGACTCACCAGCGGCTTCATTAAAGAGATTGATAGTCAGACACCTAATCTCTTCAGAATCGGTTTTAAGAGCCTCTAAACGTCTCTTAGAGGCTTCTGGTCTAAACCGTTCTGTTCTTTCAGTGATTTCCTGTAGAAGACTGACAGGAAAGTTCCTTGAGCACCAGATTAGTAGTGCTAATAGACTCATTGTTATCAGTAGTAATCTCAATCGGATTCTCCGGTAGTTTTTCATTTTCAATTTGAAAACTCTGAAAATTATTCAGAGTTTGAAAAGTTTGCTTCATAATATCTCCTTCAAAACCAGTGCCTAATAACGCCAGCAATGATAAATAAACAAGTTACAAACTGAGTACTGTAGTACAATGTCAGTATTTTAACTTTATGCTTTTCGTATAAATTTAACATCAACGATCCGTATATTGATAGATTTTTATTCCATTTGCTTTTAGAAAAGCAATTCCTTTTGTACAACGGTATACTTCGTGAAAGTATACTTCTTTAATCCCCGCTTGAACCAACATAGCAGCGCACTGAAGGCAAGGTGAAAGTGTAACATATAAACTTCCACCAACTACAGATACACCTTCTTTTGCTGCTTTGAGAATACAGTTTAATTCAGCATGAAGAACTTCTGGTTTAGTATTACCTTCGGAATCTTCACAAATATTATCTGAACCAGAAGCAGTACCATTACAACCAGTAAGAATAACACCATTTTTAGTTACAAGAACAGCACCAACTTTCTTTCGGTTTGCTTTTGATAATGTACTCATGGCTTCTGCCATTTTCATGTACACTTCATCTTTTGAAACATTACTCATACTGAATTTCTCCGGGGAACTCATTCAAAAAATCTTTCAGGGTAATCAATTCAATTGATACACCAGAACCTTTTACTTTTTCAATGTAATCTTGCAGAGCATTGTAAGACATACTGGTAAAACCTTCAGTAATATCTGCACAATTGTATACACTACCTGAGTACCCGTAGAATTCATATTCTAGGTATTCTGGTGTTTGATGTACCTTAACGGAATCAATTCCTGAGTTCAACCTCCAAGATTCCCCTGTGGTAAAACTACCATTCCAACCACCAAGAACTTTATAAATAAGAATTCCAAGTGTAGGAGAAGTAATCTTCAGGATACTAAATTTGTCTGGGTAGTAGTAACTCATTTTTCAATATCCTCTTCAGTAAACTCCAATGAAGCACCGTCGAAAGTCTTCAAATAAAGATAAGTGGCAAGAACACCAAACAGAGTAAATTCTTTAGTGATTCCTGTAAGCCAATTCAAGTATCCACCAAAAGTTCCTTCGTAGAAGTCTTTTTGATTTGCTGCTTTTTGATTTTTAATATCTTTCATTTATAATCCTCCAATGATTCTACATGCTCACCAAGCATTTTAATCAAACCCATTCTGTATGCTGTATTGAATACTTCATTTAACAATCCAACCAAATCAAATTTAGTAACAGTTTTATCTTCGTTGACTTCAAGATATTGATTTAGAGTATCGTTTAGGAGTTGTTGTTTACTTTGAATCATAAAAATTACTTTTAACCCAAATAACCATTGCCAAAGTCGCAAATCCAGCAGTTGCGAGAATTGCTGCAACAAAACCAATCAAACCAACACAAAATTCACTCACGGTAATCTCCTTATTTGCAATAATTCAAAAAATCATCAACGTATTTTTCACTCAGATTTACACGTTCCAGAAGTTCTTCTGCATCAAATTCACCAGTATTATAAAGTTGTTTTAGGTATGCTAGTTCTTGTACGGCTTCAATTTCATTTGAACTAATTGCTTTACTAACAACATAAACCAAATCCATATTAATCTCCTTCATTTACCGTCGTTGCTATAACGCATTTGATACTTAATAAAATCCATTTTGTGATTAAATAATCCCTCACTCAGATATTTAAGTTCTGTTTCATTAAACTTCTGATTGAATTCCAGAACCATTACTTTGTCTTCTAGTGTAGAAATTTTATCTTTTAGTCGTAGAATTTCAAGTTCTAGTTCAATAAACATTTCGTAAATCTTTTGTTCCACAAGAATCTCCTTTGTGTTTCGATAGAAGAAGTGTACTCGAAAGCACACCCCCTTGTCAAGTGAAAAGTAAAACTTTTCACGTATTTCAAGCGTTCTGTTCACCAACAATCAACTTTTTTGCTTCATTGATGTAGTAATCATAGTCCAAATCACCATCAAAGTCTTTCATGTTATTACAGGTCTTTACGGTGTACTGAGTGTCAATTCCCAGTTCCCTGTCAGGTTCACCTGCTTCTAACGGTGGCATAATCTTAATCAACTTACCACCAGACTTTGAAGGATAGTACCTACAAATATTCTGCTGAGGTACTTCCTTGCCGTCTTCGTATCGAAGAACCAGTGAAGAACTTCTAGGTACTTTAACACGCAACATAAAGTCAAAGATTTCCTTGTGGTTCTTAATGAACTCTTCAATCGGCGTACCGTGAAGCATATAAGCCTCTGCTGCCATAGGAATCACAAGTCCACCCTGATTCTGATGCCATCCCAAGTCTTCGTATTGATAAGCACCCTTGCGCTTTACTTTACGATTTGTATAAACGGCTATGTACGAATTTACATCTCTAATGAACATTTTAGAGTACTCTGCAAACTCCAATTCAAGTTTTACTTGTTTCTCCCAAGCACGACAGATTTCATTGTACTGCATCATGTGTACTCTTGGTACAGCAACAGTAACACCGTCAGTATTCACTGCAATAACCTTCAGACCTTCAATCTCGTGTAGTTTCTCTGCAAGCAAACACAGAGATAACTGACCGTTAATTGTGATAGTCATTGTAAACTTGGGGTCGTAGAACACAGAATACTTATCGTTACTCTTACCGTATGTACCGTTCAATGCAAGTTTCAACATAGCATTTTCTGTTGTGCCCTTTGCGTATGACTTTCGAGATTCATATAGGTTTTTGTAAACTTCACAAAACTTCTCTGTCAGATGCTCTGGATATACATTGTTAGAAATACTCAGATTCGGGTACATCGAACTTACATCGGCATCCACGATACAGTACTTGTTAGTCTCTCGTACAATCTTATTTTCAAGACTACCATGAATACCACCTGTACCAAAGTCATACCGAAATCCGTTGTAAACTACATTCAAAGTAGAAGCAACCTTATAGCAACCCCAATATGATTTCTTTGGTACTCGCTTCTTCTTCATCTTCTTAGAAAAGTCAGGGGAACCATCTTCATCCAATGGGTATTCCATAATGTGATTACCATTTTCATCAAAAGCATATTCGGTCGCTTTTAGTTCTTCTTCTTCAATCCAACCCAAAGGGTGTTCTTTCTTGAACTGTTTCAATTCAAAATCAGAAGGTTTACCTTTGAACTTCTTACGTTTGGTGTCCATTACAGCGTACTTTGCAACCTCACCAAGATTGTGTTCTTCAATATCAGAAAATACACCTTTGGTTTCTGTAATCTTTTGGTTAGCAAACCAATCAAGTACAGCATTAAACTCAGGACTCTTGAAATCATAGTACTTGAACAAGCAATCTTTAATATGAATAACAGGTCGTTTGGTCTGTTTCATAACCATCTTACCGTCACGCATTTCACGAAGTTTAATACCAGACTCTTCAAGTTTTAACTGAAAGAACTCAGCACCAATCTTGGTGTCATCTGCGTTCATAAAGTCTTTCTGAAACTTCTCAGTCATTTCTTCTCGAAATTGAATCTGAGATTTAGACTTCAAAAGAAACTCTCGTGTACTACGAATATCGTGAAGGTTATAATTCTTCAGTTCTTCAATCTGTTCAGAAGTCAATTCGTCAGTAATACCATAAGGCAAGTCTTCAATGTTCTCAAGACGCATATTGAACTGAAGCATTTTCAAACCTGTTGCTTTTGCTTTGTTGTTGAAGTGCCAAATACGATACAGGTCAATCTGAGGAATGTACTGTTCTTCCGCTTTAATCGTATTACCAAAAGCACCATCCTTAAAGGAATCAATCTGAGCTTGTGCAAGATTAAATACCTCTTCAGCAATCTGCTGACCAGAGAACTCAGAATACTTCCTACGACTCTTGTACAGTTGATGAATAATCGGATAGTCAAATCCGATATTATTGAATCCAACCATAGAATGACCGTTATCCATGAGATATTTCATGCACTTTACAAAACGGTCAAACTGATTCATCCTGAATGAACACTCGAAAACACTTTCATGTTTCCCATCACCACGGACAATAGCGAAGGTAAAAGCAGACTTCATGGTTTCTACGTCGTAAATCCAAAGTTTGCTCAAATCCATATAACCTCCAAAAGAAAAAGGGACTGACAGGATTATACCCATCAAGTCCCTTTGTGTCAAGTACCATGTCGCTCTGTGTAGCAACCACCTTTAGCATTTCGTTCTTCAAACACTTTTTGCTTCCACTCTAAAGCAAGTCGGAAGGCTTCTTCATCACCGTATTTTTCACAACTAAAACTTTTTGATTTTGAAGTGTTATCTAACATTCTCATTCTGACGTAAAATTTTCTTATCAAAGTACCATTTGGTGAGTAAAACTCAACATATTCTATATTAGAAACACCAGTAGAATTATTTTTATTCTTACTTTTGTTTCTCATATTGAGAACTCTAGGAACTAATCTAAGATTTTCAATTCTATTATCTGAACGATTTCCGTTTATATGGTCAATTTGCATATCATCTTGTATATCACCGTTAAATAACCACCAAATTAACCTGTGATTTTTATATCTAACACCAAAAAGTGTACACTTGTAGTATCCGTCATAAGAATCAATAGTACCTATAATCGAACCTTCTAAAACTTTTGACATTTTAGATGTGCGCTTTATACAACGAATACAACTCGGACTACTTTCATCGTAAGTTATATATTCTTTAATTTCTTCAGGAAACGTCATAGTATCTCCAAAAATACAAGCCCGGAATTAACCGGGCTATAAAATTACAACATATCGTGTAAACCGTTTGCGTTAATATAATCGTCGAAGTTATGAAGAGTATGTGTATCGTTATCGTAGTAAACCGCACCAGCAGGTCCAGTAATACCGTACACACGATTCTTATGAACAAGAATCTCGGTTCTATTGCGAATAATCGGATTCTCAGCCATCTTATCCCTCTTCAACATGATATTCACAGAAGCACTTTTGATAATACTACTGCTACCGTGAATACTGCTTTCATCATCTGCTGCGTTCTCACCAGATTTAGTCTTTCGAGTATGATTCACATAAATCATAATGATGTTGTGACTTTTAATCATACTTTTACTCCACTTCAAAAACATTTCCTGCTCTTCATTTGGAAGAGAGGCAATGATATCCTGAAGAACATCAATAACAATAACACGACAACCACAAGAAATAACAAGTTCTTCAATTGTATCCTGAATCTCTTGTACATTTGCATCACGATTATCCAAAAGATAAAAACGAGGGTCGCCGTTAGAATCCTTGAGAAGTTCTTGAGCCTTTTCTTGCACATCTGGTCGAGACAAGTATTCAAGTTTTTCTTCGTCACTTTCAATCAATGCCAACTTACGACCAATATGCCGAGACAACAATGCTTCTGTGTACTGACCCGAGTTCAACTCCATAGAAACAATACCAACACGATAAGGTGAGTTGAAAATCCAGTAATAAATCAACTCATTTACCAATGTAGTCTTACCCAAAGAGGTAGCAGCAGCGATATTGATAATGTGTCCTGTTGGAATACCTCCACGGAAAAAGTCATTCAAACTACCCATAAACCTCGGAAAAGGAAGACGAGGCATACCAATCTGAGACATCATCAAATCATACAACTGGTCTGACGGAAGAACACCAGCAGGTACTCGTGCTTTTGCTGCGTAGAAGTCTTGAATAAACTTCTTAGACTCACCCTTGCACAAGTACTCATTTGGGTCTTTGTACCGCATTTCCATAATCTTGACTTTACCTTTTGGCAAAACAGGTAGAAGTTTGTCAATTGCTTCTTGACCTGCTTTATCATTATCCATGCACAGGATAATGTTTTCAAAAGAATCCAAGAACTTGTAGTTTGCTGCAATCTGTTTTACTGATTGTGCCCCAGTTGTCGGGGATACAACAGCGGTTTCAAAATCAGAACCTTTGGACTCACGATACTCTTTCAATATCTGATAGGCACTCAGTTGGTCAAGTTCACCTTCGACCAACAAAACGTACTTACCGCCTCGGTTGAATCGGAAAGCACCAAAAAGTTCACAATCAGCACCAGTCCTACCAGTACTATGAAAACTCTTAGGTACTCCACGAATCTTAAAACCTACAAGACCACCATCTTGAGTACAGGGGTAGTACTGTTCAATAACCTCACCCTCTTCATTAAACGCATGACGTACACCAAAGTACGTTGTAACATCGTCACGGATACCACGGAAAGAATTACATTTTGTGCTCGTGGTATCTTTGATTTCTTTGACTTCCTCTTGAGAAATCGCAGGCTTAGTACTTTGTACAACTTGATTCAATTTAGTTTCTCCTTTTGATTTTACTTGAACTTTAGAAGTTGAAGTGGGATTATTTTCGATATATTCGTCTGAAGGCTTTGTATACCCACAGACAAAACAATGTAAACTTGAATCATCATAAACAGCCAACCCATCCGAAGACCCACATTTTGTACATGCAATATGCTTTACAAATACACCCACCGTTCCCCCTTATATAAAAGTCAATTGTTTTTCAAGTACTCATCTGTAGATTGTACACGTTTGGTACTCTTTTTGCAAGTGATTTCACCAGAATCTTCAAATGCCTGAGCAATCTCAGGAATCTGACACAAGCGTTGTGCAGCAGACTTGGTGTACCCCAACTCGTTCAAACGTACAGCAGCACGAATCGCTTCGCAGTGTTTGTCATTCCAAGTACTACCTACACTAACACCAAGACTCAAACCTTGTACAGCACCAGTTGTACTACCCATGCAACTGTCAATACCGTAAGAATGACTAAGGTTAGGTGCAATAGCAGGACTTGCTACACGTTGATTCTGGATGTTTACGGTACTATTACCGGAAGAGTTAACACCAGAAGAGCTTCCTGATACAGCACTCGTAATAGCAGACAGTCCGTTACGGTTACTGTTGGAGTTATTGTTAGTGTTATTATTGGCATTACTGTTGGTATTGCTATTCTGGTTGCCGTTAGTGTTACTGCTGAATACACCTGCTGTAAGATTAGGACTAACAGATACGGGTGTTTGTACTTTAATATTTGGTGTAATAATCTGTGTTTTGTTGTCTTTTGCAAAAGACACAGAGGCAAATACTGACAGAGTTACAAAAATGATTGCATAAATTCCATAAAAGTTTTTCATAATTTCTCCTTAGTTAAACATTTTTCATCAGGTAAGCATTTAGGTCATCGTAATCAAAAACACTACCGATTACTTTACCGTTCTTTCCGAAGTGAATCCAAGTATTCTCTTGTTGAGTTCTCTTTATGAAGTTGTATGTACTTCTATTGTTAAGTACAACATGGCCTTGTTCTGCAATGACAGTCAACAACTCAAACTCTTCACCGTCTTCTGTAATAAGACTAAATTTATTGCTCATGTGATCTCTCCTAAAATCTTTCAGAATACCTAGAATATACATCAATCTGTACTGCGTTGTCAAGAGAATCTTTTAGTACCCTGTACTGTCTCTGGTTGAGTTCATCTATAAAGATTCCTTCTTGTGTACAGCAACAGAACTTCTCAATCCAATCTAAAAGCCCATAGAAGCCCTTACAAGACGCTGATAGAGTCAGTCTAAGGGGTAGGTTAGGGTTATCTTCAGCAGAGGCTTCTAAGGCCTGTATATCGTTTTTAGAGATACTTTTGATTTCCTTCATACCCACCCCTTATGTTTGCTTTTAGATATCAATACCTCGATTGTTCAGTTCATCTTTCAGGACTTCTAGTACAGTCTCCATTGCTTGCGGCATAAGAGCAATTTCGGTGTACCGATCAGCAAAATTGTTGAACTCTTCCTGTGTTTGAAGATGTTCACCAAATGCTTCGTACAGATGACTCAAAACACATTCCAACATATAAACACCACCGATGATCTCTTCGGTTTTACGATTCTGAAGTGGTTCTTGAAATTGCATTTTTTCCTCCTTTTGTTGTGTGAGGTTGAAGTATACTTAAATAAACCTAGAGAGTCAAGTCTAATTTACTTTGAAATAACTGTTGACTTCAGGGGTGTACTTTGTGGTAGAATAACGATTCGGTGTGGGAGAAATCCCACGAGGTGCAATTCCTAGAATCCGACTGTGTATTGTGACGAGAGTCTAGTTGTGGCAGGGAAGGGTATTCGTAATTCGCTCATAGAAGTGTTGAATACTACACAACGTCTGGTTATCCAGACTGAAGGTTGACGAGGTTGTTGACTTCAAAATACTACTACCCCTAACCTCAGTAAACTTAAATGTTTATGGGGTAGGGGGAAGTGTATCTTGAAAATTTCTAAGGTTATCTTTAGTTTTTATTAGTATAATATAAGAATACTTTTAGTATACGATAGATTTGTAAAAAATATATTGTAGGAGATATCATGAAAAAATGTTGTAAATGTAAGTTTGAGAAATCTTTTGAAGAGTTTAGTAAAAATAAAACTAGAAAAGATGGTTATCAAACTAAATGTAAAAGTTGTGTAAAAAAATATCAGAAAGAAAATAAAGATAAGAAATCTGAATACGACAAACAATATTACAAAGAAAATAAAGATAAGAAATGTGAACAAAATAAACAATACAGAGAGGGAAATAAAGATAAAATATCCGAATACAATAAACAATACAATAAAGAAAATAAAGATAAGATGAACGCTTTATGGTCTAAACGTAGAGCAAAAAAACTTCAGGCAACACCTTCTTGGTTAACTGTCGAGCACTTGAAATCCATAGAAAGATTCTATACGATCTCTAAAGAAATGGGATTGATTTCTGGTGTAAAATACCATGTTGACCATATAATACCACTACAAGGTGAAACAGTATGTGGACTTCACGTTCCGTGGAACTTGCAGGTCATCGAAGCATCTGAGAACTTGAGTAAACAAAACAAACTTTTAGACCAAGACCAAGAGTTTTACCATCAGATTCTTGAATTTGACGATTTGATGGAAAATATTTTATAAGTTTTTCAAAAAAGCATTGACACGGTATCCTTAAATCCGTACAATACTCATATCAGCAAGAAGTTGCTGATTACCCTTATCGACAAACACTGTCGAACTTCTGTAGAGTTCTTGTAGTTCTCTACTCTTAACTAAACTGTAAACTAGGAGGAAATATGCCTATTCTGAACAACGCAACCTTTTTGTACGCAAAACTCAACAAACCCGTAAACAAGTATCAGAGCACTGATAAAGAGTTTACTGTTGACGTTTGCGTTGACAAGGCTACTGCAAAAGCATGGAACAAACAGTTCCCTAAACAAAAAGCAAAAGAATTTGACTCGGCAGAGTTCAAAGAGATTTTTAAGATTGACCCTGTATACTCCGATCAAGACGAACAGTTTGTTATTAAACTGAAGCGTCCCGCGCAGTATAAGGATGGTAAGCCACTTGCTGAAGAACATCAACCGAAAGTGTTGATTAAACAACCAAACGGAAAACTGAAGAATGTGGCAAAGACAGTTCTGGTAGCCAACGGTTCAAAGGGTGTTGTTGAGTACGACACAACAGAAAACGACTACGGTATTTTTGCAAAATTGCGGAATATTCGGGTAGACGAACTGATTGAATACAAGAATTCATCTTCTTCAGAACTCGGTGACATTGAAGAGGACGATGAAGTTTCGACAGGGACAGCACTTTCTGAGGTTGCTGAAGACGAACCTGTTTCGGAAGAGGTTAAAAAACCTTCCAAAAAGGTTTCTAAGCCTGTCGATGATGAAGATGAGGACTCACCCTTCTAAATCTTCTACAGAGTCTTGTAGAGCGTTCTAATGAGTTCCAGAGAGATTACCGAAAGGTTCTCTCTGGATTTACTAAGGAGATAAAATGAATAAAGAACTTCTTGGGTATACAATCGGAGCAGTGCTTTTTGTAGCACTATTGATTGTACAACCTTATTTGATTATCTGGGCAATCAACCACGTATTTTCTCTTGGTGTTACTTATACTTTTGAGTCTTGGTTGGCAGTTATGATTCTTAATTTTACTTGGATGCACAAAGGTGCTTATGGTGTACAGAAAGTACAGATTGTAGAGGATAAAAATGTCAAAGGGTAAAGGTAAACCTGCTGCACCTTCAGCAGCACCAAAAGCAAACATGAAGGTTGTTAACCGCAAACGTAAAGCAGCATTTGAGCGTAAGTGCTTGAGTAAAGCAGCAAAGCGTTTATTTGCTGGATCTTCGGGAGTTGTCTTTCGTTTGATTGACAAAGTTGAGAAAAAACTTAAAGAAAAAGTTAAAAAAGGAGAACTAAATGCCAAAGTCTAAAAATCTTGTAAAACGAAATAATGATTTCTCAGTTGAGATTATCGAGAATGGTTTTGTGTTGTGTCTTGGTGGTGTAGACAACGAAGACAACTGGATTGGTACTATATTGTACTGTCAATCTGAAGACCATCTTTTTCAGGGTATTTCAGAATTTGTAACTCTTCCAGAGCGAGATTAAGGAGATATTATGAGTGAAATGAGTAAAGGCGATTACATTGAAAAACTCCAGAGTATTCATTCAGAAATTATCACTCTGAAAGGTGATATGAAAGATGTTCTAGATGAAATTAAAAATGAAACTGAGTTTGATGGTGGCAAACTGAACCGTATTGCTGCGAAACGTGCAGCAGGTAAACTGTCAGAGTTTGTTGAAGACTTGGAAGAGACTTTGAAGTTAATTAACGAAGATTAACTATTAGGGAGCCTCGTGCTCCCTTTTGTTGTTTACGAAAGGAGACTGTATGATTGACGTTGGTTTTGACCCATACGATTACAGTTCAAAACTAGAAGGTATGACTGCATGTATTGATGCAGATACTTTAATATTTCAAGCAGCATGTGTTATCCAAGAGAACTTCATCATTGTTCAGCATATACCGACAGGTAAAACAAAAGAGTTTAAGAACAAAACAGAGTTCAAAGATTTTCTTGAAATGAAAGAAAAAGATCCTAGAGATTATAATATTATCTCTGAAGATTCTAGGTTGGGTGAAGGCGTAGAAAACGGTTGTTACATAGTTAAGAATTCTATCAATAAGATTCAAGAATTACCTTTTGTAAAAGATATAATTATCTTTATTGGTGGTTCTGGTAACTACAGGAAAGATAGATACCCTTACTACAAAGCGCAGAGGGGCAAGAAACCAATTGCACTACAAGATATTTACAATTTTGTAGTACATAAATACAGCAAAGACGTTGTTATCTGCAATTCAAAAGAAGCAGAAGATTGTGCAAGTATAGTCAACCGTCACTATTTAGATGAAGCAATAAAGACTACAGGTAATCCAAAAGATACAAAAGCAATTTTATTTGGTGTCGATAAAGACCTTAGAATGATAGAGGGTTATAGGTATAACTACGGTAAACCTGAACTTGGTGTTATTTGGCAAGACGATTTGAATTGCTTCAAAAGTTTTTGTATGCAGTGTCTATTAGGAGATTCTACAGATAACATTGCCGGACTTGAAGGGTTGTCACCTGTTCTTAAAGCAAAGTACAATATTAAACACAAAGGCATTGGTGAGAAAACCGCTAAGAGTCTTTTGGATAACTGTAAAACCAAAGAAGAAATGTTAGCACTAGTCGTTGAGTTCTATCAAGGATTTTACGGTTCTGAATGGTGGTTGTACAAAATAAATGAAAATGGGTTGTTGTTAAATATTCAACAGTACGATGATGAGTATTGGAGTCTTGAAGAGTGCTGTAAGAAACTTTGTATTCCAATGATTGAGTACAAGGAAGTAAAATGAAGAAAATAACACAAGACCTGTACACAACAACAGACGTTAAAAAGGTCAGGGAGTCTTTGGTAAAGGAGCAGAACGGTTTAGACCCTGTTACAAGACTTCCTTTACAGACCCCTTGCCTTGACCACAAACACGACTTAGAAAGCCTTGTAAGAGGTGTTTTAAGTCGTCAGGTTAACGCTTATGTAGGTAAACTGGAAAACAACTACAAAATGTATATCGGATACTGGTGTAGCATCCCTCTTCCAGAACTTCTTCGTAACATTGCAGACTACCTTGAAAAACCAGAAGATACAAGATACCGACATACAGGATGGTTGAAGAAGGTACAGACAGAGTTCAATAAGTTATCTGCCGGTGAACAGAATGAAGTCTTGAAGGTACTATCCGGTAAAACAGGTAAGAATCCTAAAGAACGTAAAGAACTTTTTAGGAAAACACTGTTGACACGAGAGCATACTTTTGATAGTATACTTAAAGTGTTACAACAAAAGGAGGAATGAACACATGAAATACACAAACGACATTATCCAAGAAGTTATTATGATGTACAAACTTGGTAATTCTTCTCGTAAAATTGCTCAAGAACTCTTGGGTAGTACTTCTAAGAAGAGTACTGTAAATGACATTATAAATCGTCACAACCGTCAAGAGAATAAACCTTACGATGTATCTAAGGGTAAACCAAATATTCTGTACATTGACCTTGAGACAGCACCAACGATTGCTGCTGTGTTTGGTCGTTTCGACATCTCGTTGTCACAAGATAATGTACTTCAAGAAGGTGGGTTTCTTATCTCTGCTTGTTGGAAATTTGAAGGTGATGAAAACGTAACTGGTGTTATTATGACTCCCGATGAAATTTCTCGACAGGATGACTCTAGGATTGTTGCTAGTCTTTACGAGGTGTGGCAGAAAGCAGATGTTGTTGTTGGTCAGAATATCCGTTCATTTGATGATAAAGTATTCCGCACTCGCTGTCTGTTAAACGGATTTGCACCACCCAAGACTGTAAAAATCATTGACACTCTTCAGATGGCTAAGAAACTTCGATTCAATAGCAATAAACTTGACTCTCTTGGTTTTGCTTTGGGTTGTGGTCGTAAAGTACAGAATAGTGGTATTTCTCTTTGGGTTAGTTGCTTGGCAGGTAACTTGGAAGCACTACACGAAATGTTTGTATACAACAAACAAGACGTTCAGTTGTTGCAAGACGTGTACTTGAAACTTCGTGCTTATGACCCAAAGCACCCCAATCTGTCTGTGTATTACAATGACGGTCAGAATCGTTGTGTTGTTTGCGGAAGTACGCATGTTCATCCTACGGGACACTCAGTATTTACTCAAGCGCATGAATACGAAGAACACCAATGCGGTGACTGTGGGCATAGAAGTAAATTTAAGAAGGCGAAACAGAAAACTGGTGTAGAAGTCGTAAATATCTAATTGTTGGCTTGACACAACATATAACCTTACTGTATAATTCTACTATGAGTTATCAGTAAGGTTTTTTATTATAAAGGAGAGAATATGACACAAACAACAAATTACCCATCAGATTATTCTTACAATGACATCTTTACTTTCAATCAAGCAGCAGGTAATCTACGAGAGTGCAAAGATACCTCAGAGTTCGTACAGAAAGTCTTTCGTCAACTTGATTTGATTAAAGAAGAACTGAATGAAACCTACGCAGGTGCTCACGGTGTACCAGACTTTACAGAATTGCTAGATGGTTGCTGTGACCTTCTAGTGGTTGTTACAGGTCTTCAGCAGATTCTTGAATCAAATGGTTTTGATGTTCAAGGTGCTATGAAAGCAACTAATGAAAACAATCTGAGTAAGTTCTGTAGAACACCACCAGATGTATACGATACCTTTGATTACTACGAGAAGCGTGGAATTCAATGTACAGCAGTACACGATGATATTTCAGGGTATATTGTAGTAAAGAATAAAGAAACAGGTAAAGTACTCAAGAAGGTTGGATTCAAGAGTAACGATGTAAGTCCTTTTGTTTCTGATAAGTTTAAGGAGAGATTTTGATGAACAAAGCAAATACAACAAAGACTTCAAAAGCAAACGATAGGCAGGTCAACGGCAACCATTATAAGCTACCTATTGAGCCGTGGGATTACATCGTTGCAAATGATCTAGGATACCTTGAGGGTAATATCGTAAAGTATATTTCTCGGTATAAGAACAAGAACGGTTTGCAAGACCTTCAGAAAGCACTTCATTACCTTGAAAAGTTGATTGAGGTAGAGCAAGAAAAGGGGAATACAAAATGACAGCAGTAGTTATTATTTCAGATTCAGAGATTGCAAAGGTACTTCCTGATTGGCATTACGAGTTTCCCTTGACAAACCCTGAAGAATTCAGTAAAATGCTTTGGGAGTTAGGAATCAACACAACTCAACCAGTAGAGAAACAAGAGGGGTTCCTTCATAGGAATCGTTTTAATGAGACTGTACTGTGTAATCGTTGGGTTGGGTATGAGAGACTAGATAAGGAATGGATTGATTCAGGGTATGCTTCAAGGGATGCTAGGAATGAAGCAAGTCAAAGTCGCATGTTGAAGGATATTCTGAGTTATAAGATTCCGTCTGAGGTGCTTGTTGCTGTTAGTACACCGAATGATTACGAAGAACCTGAAGAGGAATCTGAGGATTGATTCTAAAGGTGCTTTGTGTATTGACAAAAGTACATTTCGATGATAAAATACAAGGTTCCCTCTGCAATTCTGTAGAGGGAGTTTTATAAGAATTAGGAGTACAGAATAATGACAAAAGAAGTAACAAATAAGAAACTTACTCGTATTGAAACACCTACAGAAAGCCTTAAAGTGTTTTATCCCGAAGCACATAGATTTCAGGACATTCAACAAGCAGGTTTCTGGACAGCGAACGAAGTTGCACTTGATAAAGATGTACAGCCTCTGATGACAGAGTTGACCGAAGCAGAAAAACACGGTGTATTTACAGTTTTGAAACTGTTTACTCTTTACGAACTTCGTGCTGATGATTTTTGGAGTAATCAAGTAAAGAGTATGTTTCCTAGACCTGAAATTCAGGAACTTGCTCAATTGTACGGTGCTGTTGAACTTTCAGTTCATCGTCGGGTTTACGATAAATTGAACCAACTTTTGTTTTTAAGTAATGATGATTTTTATGGTTCATACAAGCAAACACCAGTGATGAAAGAGCGCATGGAGTTTCTGGATGCTACTCTAAATTCAGATGATAAACTTCTAAAGTTGGCTACTTTTTCATTTATGGAAGGTGTTATTCTTTTTAGTTCTTTTTCTTTCTTGATGCACTTTAGAGCAAACGGAAAGAATAAACTTCCAAATATCGGTCTTGCTGTGAAACTGTCTCAACAGGATGAGTCATTACACGCAAAAACGAGTGCTTGGTTGTTTAGAACCCTTCGTCAAGAAATGAAAGATGAAGGTATTATTGAGAGTGAAAATCTTGAGCAGAAGATTTATGAGATTGCTGAATATGTAAGAGAACACGAACACGAGATTGCTCGAATTATATTCCAAAAAGGTAAGATTGATGGTATCACAGAAACACAAATGCAGCATTATATTGACAGCCGAATTGACTTTGTGTTGAGTAATCTTGGCTTGAAGAAAGTACACAATGTAAAGTACAATCCGATTGCTGAATGGTTTGATAAAGTTTCTGAAGCGTATCAGTACGTTGACTTTTTTGCAGGTCAAGGTAGTAGTTATAGTAGGGGATGGAATTCTGAAGGTTTTGTTTGGTAATTAAAAGGGGGAACAATGGCTGAAAATATTTATGATAAGTTGTCTAAGGAACGTAAAGAACACCAAGAAAAGGGTCTTCTTCCGCCGTGGTATTCAACAGGTGGTTGGCAACTTTTCAAAAGCAAGTACTTGTACAATGCAGATTCTTGGAAAGAACAAGCAGAAAGAATCTGCAATACACTTGCTAGACACACCAAAGACCCCGAATACTGGTCTAAGCGTTTTTATGAACTGATGTATAAAGGGTGGTTATCTCCGAGTACACCAGTGCTTAGTAACACTGGCACTGATCGTGGGCTTCCTGTAAGTTGTTCTGGTACTTATGTTAGTGATTCTGTATCGGGATTTTTTGAAGGACTTACTGAAGTTGCTGTTTTGACTAAAAACGGTTTTGGTACGGCAAGTTATCTAGGTGACATTCGTCCTCGTGGTTCTGTAATCAGTACAGGCGGTAAAGCATCTGGTGTGCTTCCGGTATTGAAGATGTATGTTCAGAGTACCCGTGATGTGTCTCAAGGTAACGTAAGGCGTGGTCAGTGGGCGGGTTACATCGAAGCAGAGCATGGTGATTTTTGGGAGATTGCTCATTACTTGGAGCAACACCCTGATGACCTTAACATTGGTTGGATTATTACTGATAACTTTACTGAAGGCTTGAATACTGGCAATCAAGAGTACCTGAAGCGTTATCAAATGATTATGAAGATTCGTAGTACTCTTGGTCGTGGTTATTTGCATTTTATTGACAAAACAAATCGCAAAGTACCAGAGTGTTACAAGAAACTAGGATTAAAAGTACGAGCAAGCCAATTGTGCAGTGAAATCATGCTTCATAGCAGCGAAGAGTACACTTACACTTGTACTCTTTCAAGTATGAATGTCGCACGATACGATGAATGGAAAGATACGGATGCTGTTTTTGTTGCTACCGTATTTTTGGATTGTATTGTTTCAGAGTTTCTTGAAAAATCTGAAGGTATTAAACATCTTGAAAAAGCAAGAGAGTTTACTCGTTTGAGTAGACCTGTTGGTTTGGGTCAAATGGGGCTTTTCTCATTGTTTCAGAAACGCCGTATAGACCCTGAGAGCCTTCAGGCACACTTGTTGAATATCGAGGTAGCCAAGAAGATTTGGGAAGAGTCTGGAAGGGCTTCTGAGTACCTTGCTAAAGAGTTTGGTGAACCAGAATGGTGTAAAGGAACAGGTCATCGTTTCTCACATCGGATTGCTATTGCTCCGACTAAAAGTACCTCGCTGTTGGTGGGTGGCTTCAGTGAGGGTATAAATCCTGACCCTGCTATGGCGTTTAGTGCTTCAGGAGCAGCAGGAGACATTGACCGTCTTAATCCTGTTCTTTTGGATTTGATTAAAGAAAAGGGTCTTGATGTTAGTAAGTGTACTAAAGATATCCTTGAAGCGTATGGTAGTGTACAAGGAGTGTCTTGGTTGACTGAAGAAGAAAAGTCTTGGTTTAAGACTGCTTTTGAAATTGACCAGAATGTACTCATTCGTTACGCTAGTGTTCGACAAAAGAGTTTTGTGGATCAGGGGCAGAGCACCAATCTGTTCTTTTCTCATAACGATACTGAAGAATATATTAGTCAAGTACACAAAAACGCTTTCCTTGACGAGAACATCCTGAGTCTGTATTATGTGTACAGTTCTTCAGAGATTAAAGCAACAAGGAATGAAGGGTGCGCGGCCTGCCAGTGAGTTGAGTTAAAACAAGGGATAGATTGGGAGTAATTAACCCGATTGATAAGTATATCCGTCCAATATACTTCCCTTGTTCCTTATTTTGGACAAAATGCAAGGACGTTTTATGAATAAATTTTGTGTTTATGCTCATGTTTTGAAATCTGAGCAAAAAGTAATTTATATAGGTTCCGGTACAAAATCAAGAGCCTCCGATTTCTCTCACAAAAATAGAAGTGAATTCTATTTTAATTTTACCAGAAATAACATAGGTAACATTGAAACTATTATTTTATTTGATAATTTAAGTAAAGATTTGAGTCTTGATATGGAACAATACATACTTGACTATTTTAAGAAAAATAACATATTCACCTTAAATAGAGTTTTTAAGGTTTCAAGAGGTAAAACACTTAAAAAAGAGGATTATTCTGATTTTTTAATTTATGATGAAACTTCACCAACTTTTTTAAGATATACAAAAAATATTTGTTTTAATAAGTTTACAAATGGTAAAAAATGCGGTACTCTAAATAAAGTAACAGGGTATGTCATGTATAAGAACATACCAGTACATCGTATAGTTTACGCTCTAGTACATGGAGAATGTCCGTCAGATAAGCAGGTAAATCACATTGATGGAAACAAACAAAATAACAAAATTGACAATTTAGAATTAGTAACTGTAAGTGAAAACGCACTACACGCCTTCAAAACTGGACTAAGAGTACCACAAAAAGGTTCAGAGAATCACGCAGCAATCTTAAATGAATCTCAGGTATTAGAGATATATGACCTATTTTGGAAAGGTCTTAGCAACGAAGAAATTGCTCAAATTTATAACATAGAGTTTAAGCATGTTTCGTTACTTAGAAATGGTAAAAGATGGCTTCATCTATACAATGAATATCCGAAAACACCTTTTCCAAAATCGTTTGATAGGAATAAACTGGAATATAAACCAGAGCAAATTTTGCTTGCAAAAGAATTATGTGATAAAGGTGAACTCAACCTGAATCAAATATCTAAATTGACAGGTGTCGAGAGAAGTTGTGTCAGTAGACTAAGGTCTGGTGAACTTTATACAAACTTCTTTGATTGGTGGTATAGTACTCAAATTCAAAATCAATAACACATAAAGAAAAACCCCCTAGCGTCCAATTAAGGATTCTAGGGGGTTAATTTTTTATTATTATATATTTTACCACAAGATTCTATTGTCCTGTTGCCCATTCCGTAGGCAAGGAGAAAACCTACGGTTCCCGTTAGGAATCTTTCAAGGTTTAATTCTATATGTTTTTATTCTCATTGGTGTTTTATTTTATTTACCGTTTTTATGATCTACAAGAATCTTATCAAGTGTCTCTTTAAGGTAATCTTGTCTTGCTTTACTCGCGTGTAATTCCATTTCAACCTTACGAAGTTCTGTAGAGGTTTTAGAAATAGTGTCACTAGCTTGTACAAGGTTATAACCAACAACTGCTTGTATCATTGTAAAGCAAAAAACGGCAACTGCTAAACCGCCTTTGGCTTTGTCCATAAAACTTGCACCTTCTCTAATAAAAACATCTGTGCTGTCTTTACGAATTCTGTAGTCCTCTTGGAGTTCTTTTAATTCGCTTTCAACACCTTCTACTTTACCTTTTAATTCATACACTGAATTCAAAGTTTTATTCTGATTGACAATAACTTCTTTGAGTTCTTTCAGAATGTTTGCTTGATCTGATATAGCGTGATGTACACCAACGAGTTCAATTTTAATGTCACCTACAGAGTTCTCTAGTCTCTGTACCTTGTCTTCAACTGAACTCATTTCTGATTACCTCTTGATAACATTTCAGTTTTCATCTGAGAACCATTAGATGAACCATAATAATACGCTATAATTGCTGTCCACGCAGTACCAAGAGAACCAAGCATAATCAGAAGTGGTTCAGCACCAACTACAGGTAAACCACAAACAATCATATATCCGAGTACACTGAAGAATCCTACTGTAACAAGATACGCAAGAATCTTAGGTGTGTTATCTCGTACTTGTATCTCTCTTTCTCTGGCACTCTGCCTGTCACCAGCAGCAATCCTTTCAAGTTCTTGAAGGTTGTTGTATCCCAATTCCTTCATCTTTACTTCAAAGTCTTTTTCAATCTTCTTGAGTTCTGCTGTTTGTTCAGGTGTAAGACCCTTGTTCAGAGCCTCTAAAACGGCTTCTACGGGCTTCTCAGAGTCTTCTAACCCTAAGATACCAACAAGGTCTTTTGCAGCTGTTGTAGCGAGTCCTAGTACGTTTCCTGTAAGTGCTGTAGTAATATACGGTGCAGCTTTCTTTAACCAATCAATATTCATGGGTAGCACTTCCTATCAAGTTCAAAGTGAGGACCGTCAATGAATGTCTTCCAGTCACCACCCCAGATAATCGGTACACCAAGTTCTTGAGAAGCACTCTTAAATGCTACAGCGATCTTCTTGTACAGTTCTAAATCCCAAGAGATTTCTGTACCTTTATACGCTACAACATCTACTGCTTTACCTGTAAGGTGTCTTGAGTTCATAGTCTTGGATTTACCAGACTTGTACAACTCTTCTTGACGTTCTCTTGAACGTACACCTTCAGTAATACCAAAATCTACTTCTGTTAATTCAATTGCTCTTTGAACTACTTTTACAAGGTCAGGATGAACACCTTGAAGTTTATCAAGAGACTTTTTAGATAATTTATAGGTAGACATACAAACCTCTTATTTAATCGTGGATACAACCTTTGCGTTTCGACTAATCATGGATGTAGCCTCGGCAGTGTTTATCTTCGTGTTCTTTTATTTCTTTAGGCATTTCTTCCTCTGAATATTCCGAATACACATTACAAACTGCTAGTACTTGTTGAGCACAAGCGAGTATTCTATTTGTAGGTTCTTTCAATACTGCACCTAAAGATTTACAAACTTCTGTAGTTTCTTTTATACCTGAAGTTTTATGATATACAATAAAGATACTTGGGAGGTTTCTAGGTTTTTCCTCCCAAGTAACAGGTACATTTTCGTATTGTGTTTCTTCAGGTATACTGTCAAAGATTTCTAAAGAAGAACAAGAGACACAGAGTAAAAGATAAGAACAGGATAAGAATTTTACAGGTTTTAGTATTTTTAGTACTTTTTTCATATCTTATCCTGTTATTTTATTTTACTCTTGAGGTTGGTCTTGTTGAGGTTCTTGCCAAGTCCACTTATCGTCTACAAGAACGAATCTCTCGTCTACACCTTGAAGAACGTATTTACCGTTTTCAATGATGTATCCGTAAAGAAGTTCTGTAGTACCTTCAGGGTTCTTCAGTTTGAACATCTCGTTGGATGCTTGTTCTGCTGCTGCTTTGGTGTCAAATGTGTACATGGTTAAACTCCGGTTTCATAAGCAAAGGTTTCGACGTACCAACGAATTTGATTGGCTCCTGCGCCTGTGACTGTTACAGCCAGTGCGCCGTTGGTGGTATCAGCAGAGACAGCAACCATCCACGCAGCGGCAGCGGTGTCGGCAAACTGCGAGGTGACAGTGGGTGTGCCAACCAGAGACGTTGCAGCAGCGTTTGCACCACGCTTAATCAGTCCTGAGAACTCCCACTCTTTTGCGTCAAGGGTAGTCAGGTCATACGCAACAACACGACCCATGAACTTGAATACCGAGTTGTTCCTCAACGTGAGTTGGTTCGCTGTGGCAGCAGTAGCACCGTCAGCAGTTGCGCGTGTAGGGGTTGTGCCTGTGGTAACTTGTCGCAGACCTGTCAGGGTGGTTTGGTAGCCGCCGAGAAGGTTGCTGTTGTGACCGAAAGCGACTTGGCCTTGGATGCCGTTGGTGGTTGATCGAAGTCCGGTTGCGACCGAATAGGAGCCAGACGCAACACTATTGTCGCCAAGCGCAACAGATGAAACGCCAGATGATGTGCAGTTTGCCCCAATCCCAACAGCGGATGCGCCAGAAACGTTTGAATTAACACCAATAGAAACAGCAAAATTCCCGGATGCAGTGCTTGTATTTCCAATTGCAATACTGTCTTGAGCCGATGCCGTAGCGTTTCTGCCCGCCGCAAATGATGCTAAACCACTCGCCACCTGCGTTGCCGCCGTCCTGCTCGTCTGCAAATCGACGGCGTTCGCACCCCTCTTATTCCCGCCCGTTGTTGCGTTATCCGCAATTTGCAGGGAGAAAGCGCCAGTGCCTTTCGGGACGATGGCTACGTCGATATTTGTATAAGTCTGACCACCTGTATTACCTGCAACAAAAGACTGCACAGGAACAGTAGTATTTGGTGCTGCTACGTTAATACTAGGTGTAAGACCATTCATTCCGTCTGTAACGGATACTTTAGAAAGTACTGTACCATCCCTTGAAATCAACATAAGGTCAGTACCCAAGA